GTAGGCCGAGATCACGTGATCCGTGAACCCCACAGGTTTGTGCGGAGAGTTCGAACCCGTTAGCGACTTGGCATTTGCCAGTGACGGCGGGTTGGCCACGCTGTCGTATACGCGAAGCGTTTGCCCGACATATACACTGCTGGTGGAGCCTCCGTTTGACAGAACGAGCTTCGTCGCGGCGTCGGCGCTGTTCTGAGCATTGGCTCCCACTGCAGCCTTTACTTTTAGCCCCCGAAGAGCCATGGCTCCCGAGATGGAGACCGAGCCGCCTGAGATAGCGACGAATTGCGTATTGGCAAAACGTTGGTCGTTTCCGTAAACCTTGGATCCTGTTCCCGGTGCTACGTCGATGATTTCGAGGTCAAGTGCTTGACCCCCGTGTGCTGCATGTAATGCTTCCATATTATATTTCCTCCTAATGTTAAGCTTGTACTTCAGCACCTCCGGCATCGTCGCCGAAGTACCCGAGGCTAGTGGTGGTCATGCCCAACTCGTCACTCTGAAGAGTGCCGAGATTAAGCGAGAAGTTCTGCAGAAGCAGGTGACGGTCCGGGCGATCGAGGAACGTAGTCCACTTTTGAGAGCGGAGGTTGTACTCGGTCGTGTTGGCTGCCATGCGGCACTTGTAGAGTCGGTCCGTATCTGGATCCGGGCTCTTTCGAGTGACGCTGTTGCTTCCTCCGATTCCGACGGAAATGTCGGACCAGTCGAGGAACCAGATTGCTCTGGCCCTGTTCGCGAAGTCGAGTGTTCCAGAGTTGTCTTGATTGGGCGCCGTGAGGTTGTCCCCAGACGAGCTGCTTGCCGCCTGGTTTGGCCCCGTGCCTGCTGCATACTTGTAAGCGAAGATCTGGTCGTCGAAGTACTGGTCACGGAAAACCGCCAGCTGGAGACCAGCGTCGGGAATGTCGTAAAGGTCGTATTCGAAGTTAACCAAACCGTTGTACGTAAGCTTCTGTCCGAGCTTGGCGAAACGGTCGGTGGACCATCCGTAGCGCTTCTTGAAGTACTTGGCGAAGAACTCAAACAGGTAATTGGCCGTCTGACGATCCGTCAAACAGTCGATAACCTGGATGTTGTCTCCATCGGCTTCGCGGTGGCGCTTCAACTCATAGAGCTGCTCGAAGAGCTGGTTGAAGTGGATCTGACCTGAGGCGTAATCGATTACGCGGCCGGCTTGATTCAGCATAGTGTATATACCGATCGAGTTAGCTTTGTACTCGAGCGTGCAGGTAGGATCTTCCGGGTCGGTTACAGTCGGCAAGGACGTGTAGTTCTCCGGAGTCTGGGCTGCGCTGAGATAATCATTGAAGAACACGCTGTTCAGCCAAGCCTTTTCGGAAAGCTGTGCGGCGCGCTTGTTCTGCTCGGCGATGCTCAAGAAGTTGAACGTTTGGTCCCAAGGATTCACCTTGCCGTCCAGGATCTTCTGGAGAGTGTCGCGGTAAACCTGAGACGTGCAACGAGTTTCACGAGTGGTCTGGAACCAATTAACGAGCAAGCCGAGGTTATTGTCGGCGGGCTGGTTGTTACACCAGGATTCGTAATCGGAAACGTTGTTGGCAGCAAGTACCGCTACACCGAAAGCCGGTATGACTGCGGGAGCTCCTTGCCCGATTGGAAACATGTCCACGGTTGCGTAGGCGTTGTTGCCCCCTGAGGCTGCGTTGGAGGCTGCCTTCAGAATCTGATACTGAATGGTAGCTCCTGCGTTGGCGCCTGCCTTCGAATCGGCCGCGTTGGTAAGCCACGTATGCACGATGATGGTCATGCCTGGTAGGAAATACCTGCCCAAATCTTTCTGAACGTCAGCGCTGGTCCAAGGGCTGGCCCCTAAATCCAAGGTCAAAGTGATGGAATCAGTAGGATGCGAGACCCCCTCGATTATCGAACCGGCATCAGAGCACACTGAAGCTCCTTTGATTCTCCAAAAATTGGAGTTCAAGCGGCGTCGTTGCCTGCGCTGAATGTAAGGAAGAATCATGCTCTGCTCGTCAAATCTAACCGTGTTCAAAGACTTCTTTACATCCTTGATGGAAGATCTGAGGAGCGTCGCGAGGTTTCCCTCCTTGACTCCGAGTATCTTGGCTTCCGCCGAATTAGCAACTACTCGGGCCAGGTTAGTTTCCGTACCTGCGAGTGCTTGAAAATTGTCGGGCGTGAGGCCTGTGATACTAGCGTTCGTTAATGTGCAACCGCACTGACTCGTCACGGAGACGATCTGCGGAAGATATCCTACTGGTGGTGTCGTTGCCATATTCTATTTTGTGTTAATGATTTGGTGAACTAACGTCAATACTACAGGAGGGAGTCGAAAAAAAAGAGCCTTTTCAAAAAAAAAGTCAAATTCCCTCAAAACGTTGATAAAAGAGGGTCGATTTTTTGTTTTTAAAAACCACTATATCCCCAAAATACTCACCAGAGAATTAACGTTGGGCTTATCGACAGTTACGGAAGTCATTGCCCCAGCGGACTTTGGGGACCTAGCCTTAGGTGCTGGGGCGGGTGTGGGGAGGTCTGGTGCTGGTGCGGGAGCCCTCCCTCCGTACCGGGAAAGCTTATTACGAATGTCGTCAATCTGGGTTTTGGCTCCTTCTTTCACCTGATATTGCACCATTTCAAGTATCTCCGAATCGGAAAAAGTCCAATGCCGGGACTTTTGACTAGTATTCATCTGGTTATAGTTAGACCGAGTAGTAAACTGTTTGTCCCCCCTGAGGCGGGATTGCCCTCCTTCTTTATGGAATATCTCCCCCTGCGTCTGAACAAAATCGGAAATCTGAGAATGTACTTGGTTATTGGGGTCATAAGACTTTATGCCCTGGCTCAAACTCAAAAACTCATTAGCATAAAAAGTAACTTGCTGCAGAGACTGCTCCAGCACGGGGACTTCAAACGCGTAATGTTCCCGGGCTTTTTCAATCCCGTGTTCCTTTACGAACTCAGCGATATCCTCAGGGAACAGCTCCTTTGCAACCCGGTGCGTGAAAGCACGTACGGTATCTTGAATAACCGGCTCTCTGTCTTTTAAATCCCTTTTGTAGTTCTCCCTCGCGATTTCATCACGAGCCTCACCGATCAACTCATCCTTAAGCTGAGCTTTCTCCATATCTTTTCTGTCTTTAAAGGAAAACTTCGGCTCGTTCTCTTTTACAAAACGGGCAACCTCTTCGTTGGAGGCGGGGTCGAATTCAAAATACTCGTCATCGGAGTTTTTTCTCAAGAACTCCTCTTTTTTAACCAAAAACTCCGCGTAATCCTTAGCCAGACTGGGGTACTTAATCCCGTGTTTACTCGTGGCGTACTTCGCCAAATCTAAAACCTCTTGGTCTTCGGGAGATAGTTTGAGGCCGATAACCGATGCAACCATCTCGTCCACTATATTGGGAGGCTCGGTAGGTTCGGGCTCAGGCTCAGGCTCAGGGAGAGGAACAAACTCGTCCAAAGACTCGGTTTTCAAAACCTCTTTAGTCGGCTCATCTTCCTTAACTTCTTCCTTAACCGTTTCTTCTTCAACTTTTCCAAGTTCAGCTGCCTTAAATAATGCCTGCTCTATACTTACGGAAGGGGTAGTATCCCCTACGTCCTCAACCGGTGTGGGGTCGGGAGGCCGTTCCTCGGATGCGAAGAGGGAGTCCAATATGGAGTTGCCGGAACCAGGTTCATATCCAAGGGGTTCGGAGCCTACCTCCTCAGTGGTGGGTTCTATTTTCGAGGGGACTTCGTCTTCTATCATACGGGTTTTTGTTGTGGTTGTGGTTGTGGTTGTTGAGTGGGCTGTACCGTACCGGAGTCCGCTGCCTGCTGAGGGGTTCCCGGAATTGCTCCCGCTTTCTGTAAATCTTGAACTAACTTCATCAAAAACTGTTCTAACCTGTCTATGCGAGCTTTGTTTTGTTCAGCGGGGAGTTGTTGGTCTTCACCGTCTTCAACTGACAATAAGACGTCAAACCCCGTGCCGGAGTTCCTAAAAATCTCGTTTATCATGGCGAACAAGCGCTCTTTGCCTACGGCTTGGGCTAGTTCGGGGACCTGCAGTAACTGTCCAAGCAGAGCCGTTAAGGTTTGGGCAACTTGGGTGTTCGAAGACCGCTCTGCGCCATCCCTTGACGAAAAAACATAGTCATGAATCAAAGCCTCCACCGACCCGACAACGGTTCTGTGATCAGGGGCTTCCCCGGTTTGAGACCCGGCCGCTTCTCCGAAGCCGGCATCTTCCAAAGTCTTCTTAGTGTACCTTTTAAGCACGGGTACTTTTATCTTCTCTGTACTGAATCCCACTAAAGACTCATACAGCATTTTCTTAGCCCCTGCCCGGAGCTCGTCTATGCCTTCGGAAATGAACTGGTATATGGTATTGGTCGTATTAGCTATCTCCTGCACTTCAGTGGCGGTCGAATCCGACTTCAACGGTTGGCCTAACTCGGTGGGGGAAAGTATCAAGAGCCTTTCAACAATCTGCAACAGATTGACCAAAGCCTTCAAAGACTCATTGACCTTCTCGGACATGTTCAACTGGACTACGTGGACTACGTTCTTAACGTCCAAACCTAGATCAGCGGCTTTTCTAGCGGAATACATAATAGCCTTCGGCTCTTCATAATAATTCCGCCCCTTCAGGGACTCCTTCATATACTCTCGCATTTCTTCCGAGAGAACGTCTTGGTTGACCATCCACAACTGGGTCAAACCAGCCTTCATAGTCAAAAGCATTTGAGACAAGATATTAGTCATCTGATCCTGGAACGGCATTAACTCATGGGCCATGGACACGTTCACTAGGCGATCGTCTTTTTGGTTAATGCCTCCGTAGATAGCGGGTAACGAGGGTAAGTATTCCCCGAACACCACCGTATCGTCGCTAGCTACCACTAAGCGAACCCAAACATCCCCGGGGTAGTCCCCCAAACCATCCCGCTTAGGGTTCACCTTACGGAAGTACTGGGTAAGGAAGACCGCGTCGTCTTTCTGGTCCTTGGTGTATGCTCCGGGGGAAGTGCCTACGTTGGCCGTACGGTCGTTTAGCAGTGGGAACTCGGAACCTTGTTCAACTTTAGCGGAAGGGAAGTCTATGTTGATGTGGCTGTAGTAATAGCTAAACAAAGCTTTATAAGAAGAAAAATGTTTAATCAAACTGTCGGAATATTTAATAGCTTCCCTATTCCAGTAGGCGGAGTCGTCGTCAATATCTCGGTAACGAACGACGTCCCAAAAACCTAACCAATCCGGGCCCGTATCCGTGTTTACTTGAGATAATGGGCTGGAGATGTCGTAGAAAGTTCTAGTGGGGTGGGGAGATACGAACTCAACGCCTTCCCGAGAAACCCGGGTTTGGACGTTCATTTTTTCACTCCCGAAGATGTCTTTCTTATCGTAATGCTCTATCTGGCGATCCCAGGCGGACGTAGGGAAGCATAGGGAATACCCATAAAGAAACATGTCTCGAGTGCACTGAGAAAAGAAGTGCCTATACCCGTACTGGTCTGTCATAATCTCCACGCGTTGGGAGAGTACGTCAGCTCTTAACTTGTCTACGGTAGTTGTCCCGCGGGGGTCATATTTGAAGTAAGGCCACAGGTTGGAGAACCGGGAAACTTGAGCAGCCACGCGTCTCGTTATATAGGATCGGATTAAGTTCACCGACACCTCGTAGAGCCTAGGTAAACTTATGTTCTTAACCTCCCCGGACTCGTCGTACTCGCAGAAGTCCTCAGCACAACCTAAGTCCTCAAGCTGTTCTGAACAGCTGGCCATATCCAACTTATCTTGAGCGTACAGGAGGAGTGGGATAGTCCCTTTAGTTATGGGCGCCGAATCCCAAGCTAAGTCAACGGAATGGTAAAGCCGTGAGTTCTTGCAAGACCAATCAACCCCCTCATGCACATGCCGAGCAATCTCCTCTTCAAACTTTTCCCTAGTCTTGTAATGAGGGCTATCGACATCTTCACAGGTAAAAACCTCCCGAAGACGTTCTGACGTGCAGTTAAAGTGTTTAAGTATTCTCCGAGAGACCATGGTTAAAAAAAACGAATTCGGAAACGGGGTCGGGAACTATAGCCCCGACCGTAAAATTTTCCAATAAAGTTAATAAAAGACAGACTGGACCGGGGAAACAACCTTCTTCCATGGATTTTTTCATGTCGGAATGTGGGAACATCATCATACTAGCCAGTTCATCTTGGGTAACTTTCATTAACGAGCATAACCTCTCGGCTCTCCTAGCGTCCCAGAGATCTTCAAGTCCCAACTCCTTGTAGTGTATATCAATTAACAACGAGTTGCCTAAACGTATCACTTTTTCATCATGACCTCTAAGGCGGGGGATTTCCGGTTCTCTGCGGAAACCTCGCCTTCGAAAGTTACCTGGCCGTCTACCGCCTCTACAGTGGCTGATACGTGGTTAGGCGATACTTCAGTTATTTCCGCTCGCACCTTAAGGGTCATGGTGTCTCCCACTTTTTTCCCCTTAAATACGTCCCTTATGTCAGACTCTTCGATATTTAGATTTATATAATTTTCCATTTATCCCCCAATGCTAAAAACTTCCCCAGGACTTTCTTCAGTTAAAATGATTTCACCAGCACTTGTCATTTCATAGCATGACAAAGCATAAGTCAAGGCGTCAAACGGGTGACCGTGAACAGATCGGCGCGGCTTAAAAGGGAGTCGGGAGTCGTACTTGTCTCTCTTGGGCCTCTCAGACTCTAGGGAGAGGAACATTTGCCGGAGCTTGGGGCAATGGTACGATATTAAAATCGACTCTTGCTGAAGTTTGGCTTGTAACATCCTCACGCGAGCTTCTATAGATCCGGGGAATTTAGGAGCCGGCCTGAACTTTATGACATAACTAGGTTCTTCAAAGGATTCCGCCACCCTTTCCGAAATCCTCTCTACGTCCAGATGGTCGAAAGTACCCTGGGCTGCCCTGAACTGGTTGAAGGCGGAGTTGTCGGAACAATGGTCCCACACGAAGCGAGTATCCATCGTCTCGTTCCACCAATTCATTCGTCGAACTATTTCGGGTACCAATACCTGGTAAGATATCTTTCGATTTATATAAACCATCTCATCGAAAACAATCCACGACATTTTATCTTTTAACTGGATACACTGACAAAAAACTATTGCGTTGCAGACCTGGCCCAAATCATACCCCACAACTATGGGATACTCGGTGTTTGGCATTATTCTTTTCCGCTCATCCCCCCTTACGTGGAGCGATTCTATAAAGAAATCCTTGAAGATGGCCTCCCCGCTAGGGCGGTCCACCCACTTACCCTCTACCAATCTCTGGTAGTCAATAGGGTCATTGGCGCAAGCATTCATGACCCGATTGTAATAATCGGACGGTACGTTTGTTTTGTTTTCAGAAAAGGGGACGTGGAATACTTCGAAATCCGCGCGATTGCCCTGGGCGTCACGGCCTCTTTCGAAAAACAGTTCGTAACACCAGTTCGAAGGCCCTTCAGGATTGCACGAGGCGCAGTACTGCTGAGGGACTAACGCCCCCTTTTTACGACCGAGTTGTTGAACTAACGCGTCGTAGTAAGCGGGACCTTCCATTGAGGTTATCTCATCTACGTACACCATAGATGGTTCGATTCCCTTAACACGGGGGGCAACCTGCTCTTCATGGGGTAAAGACATTAAAAAAACCTTACTCCAACCCCCATGCGTATTCTCTATGAAAACATACCGACACCTCATCTCGTCCATCTTCTCCTCAGACACGTTGAGCCCCAGACCCCTTTGCCACTGCGGCAGTATGTCATATATTAAGTTAGTCCACACACCCCCGTTGGTAGCCATGGACCTAACCTTGACTACTATCATAACCATCCCATTAAAACTCTCGTAGGCGTGTCGAACTATCTTATGCAAGAACCCTACGGATTTCCCGGAAGCCCTTTCGCCATAAGCGAAGAGATTCTTGACGTTGGAATCGAAAATCTTCTGTTGAGTGAAGTTTAGGGAAGGACTCCAGTCCGGGCGGGCTGTTGTGGAGGCTTCCTCAACGGCTAGTAGGTTTTCCAGCCCTACCATGACCTCGTCGTGGTCTATTTTCAAACGTTTCACTTAGCTCATCCTCCGGAGGGGACATGTTCCTCCTCGCCCAAAATTTACGGTACTGTTCAGTGAAGTACCTCTTAAAACGTTCAGAGGAATTAGGGGCGTAAGCATCGTCATGGTACCGACGTGACCCCTTCATTATCGGGAAGAGGTTGGAATCCGGGTTTCTGGGAAGTTCTGGATCCGTCCGCAAGCAATTTCGTCATTGCGACCGTCCCGCTTAGTATATTTGAGTATCCCTTGAACATCTGATCTATACACGAATTGTACATTCTTTGCCATGCGAGCTTATCTTTGGGAGTAACGGTGGGGCTTTGCAAGTACGTTTTATCTATATGGTCCGCCTTCTCGAAAAGCGCCACAGTAGAGAAGGTGACCATCCTTTGAGCAATATCAAGAGACCCCACTAGGAACTTGCCGGCAGACTTTTCAAAGGTCCCTAGACTCTTCAACTTATCGATAGTAACCTTCGCTATTCCGTTTTTCTCCAACCCGTCGGCAATTATGCTGAGGTTATTCACCATCACGGCCGTCAATACGTCCCCTGCAGGTATATCCGCGGAGCGTGCCCGGACGAGTTGCTCCATCTCAGAAGGTATATGGAGCTCCGCTTTTTGGGAGAACAAGGCCCTAAGTTTAACGTCCTTCAATATCCAATCCCGCAGCGTAGTAGGGGCTACGCCTAACTTCTTAGCCGAGGCCTCTACATCACAGCCGTAATCATTGAGAGCCTCAATGATTGTCTCGTGACTTGGTCTTGATCCTTTGGCTGATGAGTTCGCTGTATTTGGCGGCTTTGTAGCTTTGGATTGCTTTTTGGACATCTTGTATTTCTTTATCTACTCGGTTAAAACGCTTGGAGTAATACTCTATATCCTCTCGAGCCTCGTCGTAAATACCTTTTTGAACCGTATTCATGTCCTTTACGAATTTCGCTCGATTATTCCTGGCCTCCACATACTTTGAATAAGCCTTGTCCAACACCCTCTCCAAACTAGTTAAAGAGGCGCTGAGGGTTTTGTACGCCGCCACCCCCGTGCCCGCTACGGAAAGTTTTCCCTTAGCTTCAGTGCGTTCCCGGTTGAGAGAGTCTAAGCTACGCCTAAGCTCCAGTAACGTCTTATCCTTCTCTAAAGATTCTTCGAAATCGGCCTTTTTTAAAATCCGTAGGTACCTCATTGCCATTATCTTTATATATATTCCAAGCCTGGTTAAGAAACCCACGGTAGTTATCTTCTCCGATAAAGTCTCGTATGAGCGATTGTTTAATTCCATGTACTCTTTGAGTATCTCTTCGGGATCGGATTCTTCCAGGATGGTGAATCCCCCCTGTTGATTCGAAATTCGCACGAGCCTTTAGTTTATCCGGCGTACGCCGTCTCTGCTTCTCCCGGTCGATACTCCGGCGGTCTTCCGTTACCTCCTCCGGTGTCATGGTTTTCCGGCGCGCTATCGTCTCTTTTCGTTTCTCCCTGGCGTTCATTAAAAAACTTCAATATTAAGGGGCGGAACACTGAGCTCCACCAAGGGCTTTTCTTTAAATAGGTGAACTTAGGTCCGCCTCGCTGGTTTTTGTAAGCGCTTAACCTATTCCGGTCCACGGAATCCTCAGGGTCAAAATCACAAGCTGAGCAGAATCCCCGCATCTCATGTACGGACACCTTGCCCCACGTGCGGCTAGAGTAGATTTCCATAACTCGGGTGAGGGGTATTCCGGATAAAATAGCTATATCTTCGTCAGACACGGCTTGAATCTGCTTAGTCCCGACTTTCCGCCTAGCTAGGCACCTAACTAGGTAGGGGGGAAACTTATCTACAAGGGCCCAAGTGGTCTTCACCCCTTTTTAAAAACAAGTTTATGAGAAGAAGTCAAGGTCAGAATCTAATATTGCGTTTAAGTTAGCTATCTTGTTCTCCAACTTCTTACGGATATTCTCTTCCACAGTACCCGCGGAGATGATGATCTTCTGAATAGCTGGGGTTAACCCCCCGGCTCGGTTTATCCTACCTAAGGCTTGGACTAAGTCGACAGCGCTGTATGACGGGGAGATTAAAGATACTCGAGGCCTTCCGTTTACGTCGTGGAGAGAGACCCCCACTCCACCGCACTGGATTTGGCAAATAATTACTTTCTCAGAGTTGGACTGGAACAGGGCTATGTTCCACTGCTTTTCATCATCAGTCTGGTCTCCCGTCAACAAACAGGGGGTGTTTAATTTAACGGCTAATTGATTTATGCTTTCCTTGAAATTTAAGAACACAACCACTGAATTTCCAGCTTGAACGTAATCGTCCGTTAGGTCGGCGAGGGCTGGTACTTTCATCAACTCGACAACCTGCCTAGCCCTCAACTGGTCGACTATAGGTAAGGGTGCGTCTTTCTTCCGGAGCAAGGACAGCGCATCGAGAGCTACCTGTATTTCCCGGGTTTTCCCGGTTTCTACGGACATGACGGAAACCTGGTTTGCGGGGAACCCCGGTATTTCGGAGGGGAGCTCCCTATGTCCTAACTCGGGGAATACCGCGGTATTTAACTTCTTTAAAGAACTAGCCCCTCCCTTAAATTCAAATCCAAACCCACCTTTTCGGACCCCGTGCCTATGGAGCCAATGGAACCAGTCCGAGCTGCCGTCGTGTAACCCTAAGACCGTCCCCACCGCATACATGTCGAGAGGCGTTGTGGCTATGGTGGCGGACATCATCAAAACCCGGAAGTTGTATCTAGTCGTGGCTACCAATATCTTAGAGTTCTGGGTCTTCCAATTCTTGCACCGATGGACTTCATCCCAAATCAAAAGAGTCTTGTCAGGTAAAGTCCATTGGTACTTACGATTTTTTATAAGCCACCGTCCGTGGTTAAACTTTTTGGACTTCAACATCTCGGAGTTGGTCACGAAAACGGACTTAATTCCGCACGCCGCTATAGTCTTCTTCCAGTCAGGGATAATGGTTTTTGGGCAAACCACCGCTACCGGCAATTTCAAGGCTTTGGCAACTAAGCAGGCCACTACAGTTTTGCCGTAACCCACACCCGAAGCCTCTAAGGCGACTCGTTTTTCAGATAAGATTCCGAGGAGAGTCTTATACCCCAGCTCTTGGAAATCAAATAATTTCATCAGGATTAACTAACCTCCACCCGCGGACATCGCTAGTTCGAGGCAATTTTAATACGTGGTCGGGCATGGCCCGGGATAACATTCCGATGAGGCGTCCCATCTTCCGGTTTCCCTTGATGTCCAAAACTTCGAACTCCGTGCCCGCGTTAGCCTTGAGTTTCGCATATATTTCAGAAGACGTCCCTAGGAATTCCGGCATTGCGGTAAATACAGTGGTGGCCTTACCCCCCTTAACCTTCGTCTTGGATCTGCCGTCTCGGAAAACAAACTTCTTCATAACCGACCAAAGGGCAGTGTGCTCTTCATTGTCCTGAATCTCGAACTCGGCCTCAGAGTTAATAAAACCCGCTTGTCCGAAACGTATGCACGGACTCTTTATCTTAAACGTGTCGAGGAAATGGGCGAAAGCAGGCATTTCGTCTTCAATCCGCTTATCCAACCTATCCTGGTCGTCGTCGGAGTCGTTCTTTAAGTTTCCGAAAAAAACAATGGACTTCGACTTTACTATTATGAGTTTATCCCGCGTCTCCTCCAGGGAGGGGAGGCACCTCATACTATTGTCCGTGTTATTTACTAAGAAGACGATTCGGTTAAATAACCTAGATGAAGTGAACGACACGGCTTTCTCGTACTTGTCGTGATACTGGAACCCCTTCCCGGCGATGGCATTCTTCATGTTCTCACTAAGGGTTAACCTCTGATCCAAATCCATCGCCCCCCCGCGGTCATCTATAAGCCACATCTCGTTCCCAACTAAATCCCCATTGTTCTCAGTCTTACCGGAAAGGTATGGGAGGGGGTTAAAACAAGTTCGACCTATTAAAGGGGCCATTATGGCGGAGGCAAAAAAAGTCTTCCCATCATTAGGCTCGCCTTTTATAATAAAAGCCTGCCCCGGGCGGAACCTTTGGTTTCCCATAGACTTCCTCAAACCCTCTCGGCAGCACTTCAAATAACCATACGTAGTGTCGAGTTGTTTAGGGAAACCCCCCAAAAGATTCTCTGATATCTCTCGGATAGTGTCCCACTTCCCCTGCTTCGACTCGATAAACCGAGGCTCGCTATCCACTAAAACGCGAGTATCTGAAACTTGGTACAACCCCTTCTTCTTACCGGAAATGGAAATCTTACCGTTAATCACATTATTCAAACGTATTTGCCTAACCATTTGCCTAGCGATACCGGGTTTGGATTTAGTTCCGGGGGACATGCCGTGGTCAAAAAGGAGATTCTCCAAAACCTGGTCCGTGGTTACTTTCAGAACTTGAGTCACTCCCGTGGGGTCTGTGAACAAGTTATAGATTCCCCCATTCTGATGAACGAAGTATTCCGACAAGACTTGGGATCTCTTTGCCGCCACCTTGGAATTGGCGGCTTTCTGCTGTACCGGCTTTACATTAACCATAGATAGGCCTCCCTATAGGGTGGGGGTTAACGTAAAGTAGGTCTTGGGAAGATTCACGAGAGGAACGGTAGGAAAAAGGCAAACGAGTTAATCGCACTGACGTCAAGGAGTTTGGGTCAGCCCCACTCATTACCAAAGGTTCGTGTAGGCTATATGTGACCGCCTCAAACTCAGCTTCCGTGCGGGTACCTAAGTCTACTAAAGCATGTACGCTCTTACCACCTGAAGTCACTATTGATTTTATCGGGAGATCCAAGGTGATTAGGTACCTCAACCAATTGTCGTTAATTCCGGGGTAAAGTTTCTCGGAATGGTCACATTCGAGCACTAGGTGTTTAAACTCCGTAACGCACGCCTTGCTCCTCCAAGAGCCTTTTACAGGCTTCCCCAACACTGGATTATTCAGAAAAAACACCCCCTCTCCACCTTCCAACAAGTACTCAAACTTAGCCCGAGCTGCCGGCCAAAACAAATCCCGCTTAAGCCGAGTGTCCCTCAATACGCATGCGGTGTCTTCACCGAACACCTTATTTAGAAAATCTGCCGAATTGTGGCACTCATGAGTAGCCTCCTCTAAAACTTTGAGAGGGTCTACCGACTCATCAACCTGCCCCACCAAACAATCGTAGTCGAACTCGGCAAACGGCCGTTTCTTCTTAGTCATCTTCTTCCGGTCATCATCTTCAAGAGTTAGGTAATTCCTAGCCCTATCTATATGGCGGTCGGTTTCCTCCTTCAATTTAGCGGGGTCCTCCCGCTTGGAGAGTGTTTTAACTATCTCCAGTATATCTTCATCGAGCACCCCGGACGACATTAGTTGTATAACCGTCACATAATTCCAAGCATTACACCCACCTCCATCGTCGGGACATGGGTCGATAAGACCCTGAGCCAACAGTTCGCCACACACATCTTTCATTGTTTTTACAGTTCTTTTTTCACTCATCGTCTGTCTCCTTTGCGTCTGGCCCGGTGCTGTAACTACCTCCCCATTGGGAAGCCATTGCTTTTGCTATACCT